CAATGATATAAGAATATCAGTAAGTTTTAATTTTATACAAGATGGCTTTCAATAAATATCAAGTTATAAAAAATGCAATTAGTTATGAGTTAGCTAATTTTGTATTTAATTACTTTATGCTTAAACGTGATGCGGTTGCGTGGATGTATAAAAATAATATTACATATGATAATGGAATGTTAGGTACATGGACTGATCAACAAGTGCCAAATACATATTCCCATTATGCAGACCATGTAATGGAGACATTGTTAATGAAGGTTCTTCCTGTTATGCAAAAAGAGACAGGTCTTGAGCTAATACCAACATATTCCTATGCTAGAATATATAAGCATGGAGATATATTACGTAGACACAAAGATAGACCCAGTTGTGAGATATCTACAACCATACATTTAGGTGGCGATAAATGGCCTATATTTATAGATGGCACAGGGGCAGATATGGTCATAGATGAATACAAAGGAATTATAAAACCAAATGCACCAGCAGGCACAGAAGTCTTACTTGATGTGGGAGACATGCTAGTATATAGTGGTTGTGAATTAGAACATTGGAGAGAACCTTTAGAAGGTAATACTTGCGCTCAAGTATTTCTTCATTATAACCATATAAATGGTCCTTTTGCTGAAAAAAATAGGTTTGACAAAAGGCCGATGTTAGGTATTCCACCTATAAGGAATATATAATATAATGAGGTTATATGTTACAAAAAGTAAAATTTGCACCAGGATTTAATAAACAAGTTACATCGACAGGTGGTGAAAGCCAATGGGTTGATGGTGATAATGTTAGATTTAGATATGGGACACCTGAAAAGATAGGTGGTTGGTCACAACTAGGGTCTGTAGCTATAACGGGCAGAGCCACAGCCATACACCATTTTGTAAATACATCAGGTATTAAGTATGCTATTTTAGGAACTAACAGAATTTTATATGCATATTCTGGTGGTATTTTTTATGACATACATCCCATCAAATCTACAACAACTCTAACAAGCGCATTTAGCACAACTAACGGATCAAAGACTGTAACCATAACTTTTTCGTCAGCACACAATATTAATAAGTTTGATATTATATTATTAGATAACTTTACCTCTATAACTAACTCTGGATTTACATCTACTGATTTTGATGACAACAAATTCATGGTAACATCAATACCAACAGATACTACACTTACGATAGAGATGGACTCTAACGAGTCGGGATCAGGTGCGTCCACATCTGGTGGTATAAGAGTTAAACACTATTATTCTGTTGGACCTGCTGTTGAGGTTGCATCAACAGGTTGGAGTCTTGGATCATGGGGCGGGCAACAAGCAGGGCAGTTCACATCAACATTATCATCAAGTATAAATGCTAGTGTAACAAGTCTAACAATGGCTAGCTCATCCTCATTTCCATCATCGGGTACAGTATTGATAGATAACGAATTAATTACCTACACTGGTAATGATAATAGTGGAGTTTTATCTGGTTTGACTAGAGGAGCATCGGGCACAACAGCAGCAACACACTCCTCTGGAGCAACAGTAACAGACGCATCAAACTTTTTTGCATGGAATGCTGCAGCATCAGGAGATATTGTAACAGCGCCTGGACTTTGGTCGTTAGATAATTTAGGTAACAAACTAATTGCAACCATTAATGGTGGTGAAAGTTTTGAGTGGGATTCAAATCCTACAGGAGCAAACAATACTAGAGCAACTATTATATCTGGTGCACCAACAGCTTCTGCATTTAGTTTAGTATCTACTCCAGACCGTCACTTAATATTCTTTGGAACAGAAACAACTATTGGAACTAAATCAACACAAGACCCTATGTTTATAAGATTTTCTTCTCAAGAGGATATTAATACATATACGCCAAGCGCAACCAACACTGCGGGTACACAAAGATTAGCAGATGGATCTAAACTTGTTGGAGCAATCAGAGGTCGTGATGCAATTTATATTTGGACTGATACTGCATTGTTCACTATGAGATTTGTTGGTCCACCATTTACATTCTCATTTCAACAGGTTGGTACAAACTGTGGACTAATTGGACAGAACGCAGCTATTGAAGTTGATGGTACTGCATACTGGATGTCAGAGAATGGTTTTTTTAGATATGCTGGTAGACTAGAGTCATTACCATGTTTAGTTGAAGATCATGTATTTGACGATATTAATACGACACCTAAACAACACATTAATGCAGGACTAAATAATTTGTTCGGTGAAGTTATGTGGTTCTATCCAAACTCAGGTTCTGGAGTTGTAAACAGAATGGTTGCATACAATTATCTAGATTCAAGTCCCGAGCGACCAGTGTGGACTACAGGGACACTAGCAAGAACAGCATGGGAAGATTCCGCTATATTTGGTAAACCACATGCAACAGAATATGACTCAAGTGCAGAAACAGCAGATACAGATGTTAATTACGTTCACGGTAATACAGATGGTGCATCAACATATTACGAACATGAAACTGGTTTAAATCAAGTTAAAGGAGGACAAACGACGGCTATTACATCAAATATAGAATCTGGAAGTTTTGATATTGGTCAACAAGGTTTAGCTGGTGACGGTGAGTTTATGATGAAAATAAGAAGAGTAATACCAGACTTTTTATCACAAACAGGTGATGCAAGAGTTACACTTAATTTAAAAGATTTTCCTAATCAGTCAAAAGCTAGTTCTTCTTTGGGTCCATTTACTATTAATAGTAGTTCAACTAAAATAGACACACGTGCTAGAGCCAGAGAGATATCTTTAAAAGTAGAAAATACTAGCACTAGTCAGTTTTGGAAACTAGGAACATTTAGAATAGATTATCAACCGGATGGTAGAAGATAATGCCATTAAATAAAAAAGGTAAAAAAATAATGAAGTCTATGAAAAAACAATATGGTAAAAAACGTGGTGAACAAGTATTTTATGCATCACTAAATAAGAAAAAAATTAAAGGAGTTAAAAAAGCATAATGGCAAAGATAGTACAATCGTTAACACAACCACCAAGAGAATATGATCAAGTTTCATTTTTATCTTTAGTTAGAGATTTGAATGGTTTAATAGAAAAATTAAATACTACTTTTCAAGAGGAAAAGACAGAGGACAATGACGCAATTGTTTTCTTTTTAGGATAAACATGGCTAATGTTTTTGTAAATAAAAAAGTAGATTTAACATCTACAGACAGCACGACTTTATACACAGTGCCTTCGGCAACAACTGCCATAGTAAAATCAATATTGGTTAGCGATGATAGTGGTAGTGGATCTACCATAACCATACAGATAGATGCAGGCGATTTAACTTTATTTAGTGTTGCGCATCAAAAAGCTATATCTGCTAACACACCAACAGAAATATTAACCCATCCATTAGTCGTTGAAACAGGAGAGATAGTAAAAGTTACAGCGGGTAATGCAAATAGGCTCCATGTGATTCTATCGGCTATGCAAGTGACACCTAGGACGGTAGTAACATAACCTTGATTTACTCGTAAAAAGCGAGTAATAATGTAAATTCAGGTGTAATCCCTGCCTTTTAAAAATAACAACATTTAACATATATGATCAATAGAGCAAAAATGCCAAGACAATTACGTGATAAAGGTGGGATAGCCAGTGTTACCCCTAGAAAAAAATATGGCCTTGGTAGTAAATTAAAAGAGAGATTTAGAAAACTTGTACCTAATGAGTTAGCAGATATTGCAGTTAAAGCTGCACCGTTTGTTGCACCTTTTAATCCTGGTATTGCAGGGCTTATGAGAGGTATAGGTAGGTTTGATCAAAGAGGCAGTATCAGCGATGCATTTAAACAAGGAGTTGGAACTTTTGCTTTTGGAGCAGGTGTAAGAAGTTTAGGTGGAGCAACAGATCCTTTTGGCGGTGGACTTAGAGGTGGGTTCACATCTCCATTAAGTCCCGACAGAACAACTGCTGTAAAAGAGTTTTTTAATCCTAGAAAAGAATCTACTTTTGATGCACTGAAAGAGGATGAAACAATTGCAGACAAGATAGCAACTGAAGCCACAGAAGGAACTAAAAAAATAGCTAAAGATGTAGGATTAGGTTCTATAAGAGATGCTACGGGGTTGTTTAAAGATATTCCAATATTAAAAGATTTACCTTCATTAGTGCAACAACAAATATTAGTTGGTGGAGTGACTAGTGCAGCAACATACATTTATCAAGCATTTTTAGCAGATGAACCACCTCAAGAAGAGGGCGAGACTTATGATGAGTACATGGCTAGAAGAAAAGAAAACGTAGGTAGAAAAATGAGATCTTATTTTGATAATTACTTTAAGTTTGATAAAGATTATTCTGCCATGACTGATGAACAGAAACAAGCATTTATTGATAGAGTCAATGTTAAAGACGGCGGTAGAATAGGATATCAAACTGGTGGTGTCACCATGGCTAATACACTTGCAGAAAATATAAGACGTAACCTAGCTAATCAAGCTGCTATTAATCAAAGATTACAACAAGCAAGAGCTAGGTTAGACGAAATAAGACCTGGTCGTATTGCATCTCAATCTCAACTGCAACAGGAGGCAAATAAAATAGCAGCAGAAGATCTAAACAGAATGACTGGAGGAGCAAGAGGAGTTGCAGCAAATATAACAGGAGCACCGACTATGAGTGATATTCAAGCAGCTATCGCTGCCAATAGAAATGTAAATAGAATTCAAACGGGTCCTCGACCAGAGGAACTAGATCCCTTTGGTTTACTCATGTCTAGCACCATGCTTGGTCCTACAGATCCTAAAAATAATGCTCCAAGTTTAGCTGATATGAACGCTATTAGAGATAGAGTTTTAGCCGCTCAAGCAGCTATGAAACCAACATATGAAGAAGCTTTGATGGGTGAGAGTTGGGAGACATTAAGTGATGGTGATCAGTACAGATTAGCTATGGAGTATCCAGGCGAAACACCACCAAGAAGAAACCCTGATTTTGTTCCTAGCCTTGCAAAAGGAGGCATGCCAACAGGTATCATGAGAACAAATAAAGCTGGAGTCATGGAACGAGACTACAGAGACAAAGGTGGATTTGTACCAGTAGGTATAAAAGAAAAGGCAGATGATGTGCCTGCCATGTTATCTAAGAATGAGTTTGTATTTACAGCAGACGCGGTTCGAGGAGCAGGCAACGGCAGCATTGAAAAAGGAGCACAAAGAATGTATGATACCATGAAAAAATTGGAGAAAAGAGTAGTATAATGGCAGAAGAAAATCAAACAGGATTTAAAGGTATATTAGGTGGCATTGGAAAAGCTGCGGGTAAATTATTAGGAAGAGAGGCAGGACAAAAAAGACAAGAAGGGGTGGAGTCTTTATTTGATAGTGGTGGTTTACAAGTTGTTATAGGCATGGATGCAAGTGGTAGACCTATAATTATGGACAAAAATGAAAGTGGTCAACAAAGGTCTTCTGAGGGCGACATGATGAATGTTAAACAAATTTTAAATTCTATATTTCAAAGTAAACAAGACGGTGGCTCTATGGGATTTAGTGAGGGAATAGATGCTGTATATGAGTATCTTAAAAAAACAGGTTTAGATCAAGAGTATGAAGTTGCGTTTCAAGGAGATGGTAAGGGTGGATCAGAAGTAATGATTAGAGTCAAACAAGCTAAAGGCGGCAGAGCAGGTTATGCTGAGGGGACACCTAAAAAGTTTATGACTGATGCTGAATTAGAGAAAGAATTTCCTAGTTTAGCTAGAGGAGAGATGTATTCAGAGGAATATGAAGCTGGAAAAGAACAAGCCATTAAAGACTTTATAATGAAATTAAGAGAAATGGGTTTAACAGATCCTATAAAAATTAGAGAGGCTGTTATAAAACAGTTTGGTGAAAATAGAGCATCAGGCGGCAGAGCAGGCTATCAAACAGGAGGTGTTACAGAATCAAGATTATTACCTCCAGAGTTTATAGAGGCAGCACAAAAAACATTTCTAACAGACTTATCTAGACAATCTGGCATACCAAGTATTACAACAGCTGTTCAACAACAACCTGGTGAAACAGCAGAACAGTTCGCTAACAGACAAGCACAAGCACAACAGTTTCAAATTACAAAAGCGGGCATGGCAGAACTTGCACCGCAAGTAGCAGCACAAGACCCATTACAGGCAGCAGCATATCAACAAGCAATAGATCCAGCAACAGGTCTTGGGTCTTTTCAACCATTTTTAGCAAAAGCAGGAACAGCTGCAGACGCAGCAACTGCTTTAACAGGGGCAGGGGCAGGCACGGGAGCAGGAACTGTAGCAGAATATACCTCACCTTTTCAACAACAGGTTATAGATACAACTCTTGCAGAGTTTGACAAACAAAGACAAGCACAACAAAATCAATTAGCAGCTAGAACACTAGGTGTACCTGGTGCGTTTGGTGGTGGCCGTGAAGGTGTGCAAAGACTA